TTTATTATCATTCCGGGAAGCAATCTAACCGATGTCCACACACTCAATCTCAATCAAAAGAACTGGTCAAGAAAAGATTTTATGGAAGGTTATGCCAACATGGGTATTATCCCATACATAAAGCTTCGTGACTTTGTAAAAAAGAATGACGATTATGGTTTTAATGATTGCGTGTCTTTATGCAGCAATACCAGTTCAGTATCTGCCAGTAGCAACAAAACAGGAACAAGTGGTGGTAAAGGTCAGTACACATTAGAAGAAGGCACATGGCAAGGTAAAAATTTTACCTTAGCACAGGAATGGGCAAATAAGATTCGAATGATCAAGCCATACTATGTTGGCTACAATCGTTCTGCTTTTGTTGGAACTATGATTGTTCTCCTGCAAAATCCCAATTTTGATTTCAATGACTTCATGCATAAGCTAAGAATACAACCAACAGCTTTAGTTGACTGCGCTAATCGTGAGCAATACAAAACGCTTATCGAAGACATCTATAATTTTAAGCGCAGAGATAAAGTAAATCTGCGATTCTAATTTGGAATTGTCAAAGGGTTGTGTATATTTGCAACGCTACTTCGTAATGAAAAACATTTTAAATCCCATCACTGCCGTAATGCCATAGCACTTTCGTGCGCGGAGTAGCCTTTACGTGTAGTGGTGGGTATTTTATTCCAATGAAGAACAACGGTTACGACCTTTCTCGAAAGTGGTTTGACTTTGCCTTTGAGCATTCGGAAGTGAAGTGCCAGCACACTGCTTTGTTCATGTGGATCATTGAACTAAACAATCGACTTGGGTGGAAGGAGCAGTTTGGAATACCAACTAATGCAACAATGGAAAGTTCATGTGGATCATTGAACTAAACAATCGACTTGGGTGGAAGGAGCAGTTTGGAATACCAACTAATGCAACAATGGAAAGTTTGCACATTGGCAACAAGCGCACCTATTTGGATGCACTTAGAGACTTAGCTAAATGGAATTTCATTCAAATCATCAGTGAATCTAAGAATCAGTATAGCAGCACAATAATATCAATATGCCGTAGCAAAAAAGCCACAGCATTGCATACGGCATTGGATACGGCATTGATACAGCACAGCAACGGCATTGACCACAGCATTGAACACAGCAGTGCCCCCATAGATAAACAAAGAAACCAAGAAACCAAGAAACCAAGAAACAATAGAGTGGTGTTTACACCACCATCCGAAAATGATATTTATAATTTTATGGGTGAGTTGAATATGAAATCGGGTGGTAAGTGGAGCGAAATGAAGATTGTTGCAGAAAGCAAAAATTGTTTTGACCACTACACAAGCACCGGATGGAAAACATCGGGTGGCGCAAAAATCGTTTCATGGGAAGCGACTGTGCGCAAATGGATGAATAATGCATTTACATTTGAAAAAAATAAAAACCAAAATCAATATGGAAAACAACCAAATACAACAGCAAACAGCATTGCACAAGCTAACCAACTTCTCACCGAAGCAATCGCTATCAGTCGCGCACGCGATGCAGCAGGAAAAACTCAGTCTACTTCGGAAGGTTGACAAGGAACTAACCAAAGTCGCAGTCATGTCATTGCTTGCCCGGTGCGTGCAGCTGGTCAATGTGCAGAACACCATGAACAGCTTGCAGATTGAATTTTGCGCTGAGCAAATCATGGACAAGATGTGGATGTATTCACTTGAAGAACTGCAAATCATTTTTGATAACGGTGCCATTGGTAAGTACGGCACGTTGTTCAATCGTATTGATCCAGCTACGGTGCTCGCATGGTTTCCACTTTATGATCAAGAAAGGCAAGTTGTAAGTGATGCAATCAATGAAAGTAAGAAGCAGCAGAACAACATATACGAAATGTTCCAGCATCCGCAAATCATGGATGCGATGCAACAGGCAGCGGATAAGTTAAGCATCAAAGAAGAACCGGTGCGCGAAGTAAAAAGGGAAAAACCTGCGCAGATTGAGATTGCACTCATGCGCGAATACGATGCGCTGCCACAATGGGACAACGACATGCGCTTCCGGGTGTACAAAAACAAGCCGTATCAGTTTACGGAATACAGGCAGGAACGTTATAAGGAACTAATTGAAACGCAAAATGAATACTGATATGAAAAAGCAAACAGCAGTAGAGTGGTACGAAAATGAAATCAATATTTTAATTGAAAAATATGAAAATCAAGAAATTTCAAAAAGTGATTTTATAGTGATGAAGCATAATCTTTTTTATCCTGCGAAAGCAATGGAGAAGGAGCAGATTGTTGATGCTTATAATTCTGCAAGAAATGACCATCACCAAATGTATTTTGCAGAAGAATACTACAACGAAACATACGGAGGTGACAAATGAAGTATTGTACTGAGTGTAAAGAAAGAGTCGCAAACCATAATATTTATAAGTGGTGGGAAACGCCAAGTCATAGACATTTATGCTGTAGCTGCTATGTACATGAAGGTAATGTACCAAGTACATGGCATCCATTATGCATGAGTACATATAAAAAAATAAAAAAAGAAGATGACAAATGAAGTACGATCAACAGAAAGAAGTCGAGCTGCTACGGAAGTTGTTTGTGTTGACAGCACGCAGGAGTATGCGCCCTGCAATGAGCGATAATCTAACAATGCGTCTTATCTTTGAAGAATTACATTTGCTAACTGATAAAGACGAATACAAGTTATGACTATCGGTGAACTGTGGGATGCATTGGCACAATACCCGGATGAAACAGAAGTGTACATCGGGTATATTGATGGGCACAGCATCCAGCAACTAAACTTTGATGTAGTAATAACAACAGAGTTTGGCGGCAAGAAGACAGTATCACTGATGTACGAAGACATCAACATCATAAATAATTAAATACAATGAGCAATTACCAAATGCAAGAAGGGCAGTTCACCCTATTCAAGAACAACAAGACAACCAACAACGCACCTGAATACACAGGTGAAATCATGGTGAATGGAAAGAAGATGCGACTGGCTGCATGGGTTAAGGAAGGCAAGAGCGGCAAATTCTTTTCTGGTAAAATGAGTGAGCCAATCGTAAAACGTGACGAACAACAAGACGAACCATCAGGAGATTTACCATTCTAATGAACCTGCCTATCCTACCTGAAGACAAAGCTAACCATGCGCTGTATGGCTTAGTCATTTATGCACTTTCTGCATCTTTGTTCGCTCCACCTTTTGCGATGGTGGCTGTGTTTGCCTGCGCGATAAGTAAAGAATTGTACGATTCTGTGCTGAAGGAAAAAGCGTTTAGCAATGCAGACATGATAGCCACACTGTGCGGTGGTTTGGTTGGAATGTACATCGGTTTGTTTACATGATAGAATACCTGCCTAAACAGAAGGAAGCATTGCGTGTGCTGGGTAACTCACACCCGGCACGTGTTGTGCTTTTCGGTGGTGCGGCAGGGGGCTCAAAATCTTTTATCGGTTGTGCATGGCAAATAAGCCGCAGGTTTAAATATCCGGGTACACGCGGTTTGATAGGTAGAAGTAAACTCGATACGCTAAAGAAGACCACGTTAAAGACATTCTTTGAAGTAGCGCACATGTTAGGACTTGCACCGAATGAGCACTACACAATCAACAATCAAACGCACGTTATTACTTTTGCTAATGGCAGCGAAATAATCTTAAAGGATTTGTTTGCCTATCCAAGTGATCCTGAATTTCACTCATTAGGTGGTTTGGAATTGACAGATGCGTATGTGGATGAAGCTGCGCAGGTAAGTAAACGAGCAATAGACATTCTTCAGTCGCGCATTCGTTTTAAGCTACGCGAATTTGATTTGCCGCCCAAGATGCTACTCACTTGCAATCCGTCCAAAGGTTGGCTTTACAATGAGTTTTATGCACCGCATAAGATGGACAACCTGCCACAGCATCTTGCATTCATTCCATCGCTGCCAACAGACAACCCACATCTACCTGAAAGCTACATCGAAACGTTGGAACGTTTGCCCGAAATAGACAGGCGAAGACTATTGTATGGTGATTGGGAATATGACGAAAGCGTAGATAACCTATATCAGTATGACGATTTAGTGCGTTGCTTCCGGGATGAAGAAGCAAAAGGTGAAAAGTATATAAGTGCCGATATTGCGCGACTTGGAAAAGACCGTAGTGTCATTTGCGTGTGGCATGGATTGCACCTGATTGAGATTCACGAACTGCGAAAGCAACCTATCACAACAGTAGTCACTACCATTCGCCAGCTATGTGATAGGCATGGCATCAAATTGAGTAATGTGATCTGTGATGAAGATGGGGTCGGAGGGGGTGCGGTCGATGCGCTCCGTTGCAGGGGCTTTCTTAATGGTGGTCGTGCTAAGCAAGCAGATAAGTTTACCAATCAAAAAGCAGAATGCTACTTTAAGCTTGCGGAGTTAATAGAGCAGAACAAAGTAATCTTTAAAGTGAATCAGTTTCGGGATGTAATTGTGCAGGAACTGGACATGATACGCAGGCGGCAACCGGAAGCCGATGGCAAACTCGCTGTGATAAGCAAAGATGAAATAGCCAGGATGCATGGCAAGTCACCTGACTATGCAGATGCTATCATGATGCGCATGTATTTCGAACTTTTCCCGAATTACGGCAGCTATTCTTGGGCATAGCTGTTCTCAATTTTAACAATTTTTAACAAGGTAGGTGTAAGTATTTATACTATCATTGCACCATCAATAACAAAAAACAACAACATGAAAGCAAGTAAAGTAATCAAGTACATCGTATGGGGCGCAATCTGTTTGGCACTTCTTAACTACTGCCAAGAGTTAAACGATTGCCTAATGAAGTATTAATCCTAAATCACAATAACATGAACAGTTTTCACAAAGACAACTTAGAAGCATTGCAAAAGTTTCAGCAAATGCTTAACGCTGCACCTGATAAGGAAGGCATCGAAAAAACACCCGATGTGAACGCAGATAATAAGAAACCTAATGCTTTAGACCTTGCGTTTCCTAAACTTAAAACAGAGTGCCTTAAAAACGCTGCTGTGTCATTTGGTAAGCTATTAGGTCGCGACTTGAATCGTAAGAACGTAGATGTGTATAAGCCATTCAAATTGAAAGGCACGCTGGCTTCAGCGAATAAGGATGTGCAATACTTACACGAACTGATTGAAAAGGCACATAGCTTAGACGATTGCGACATCATTCTGCAAGCATGCCCACCCGAACTACTCAATCAAATCGAGCCGTTAATAAATGTTAAAAAGCAGCAGCTATCAGGTCTGCTGTAATACATTCGCAACAAATAACAAGAACACAATGGAACAAACTAAATTTAGAGCATCGCAGCTTGGTAAGCTTATGACCGATGCACGCACAAAGACAGGACTAAGTGAAACCTGCAAAAGCGCACTTCTCGAAATCTATGTGCAGAACAAGTACAAACGCTACAAAGAAATCAGCAACAAGTACATTGAAAAGGGAATTGCCGTAGAGAATGATGCAATCG